CCACCTGAATTTTATAATCAGTCTTCGTTGATTACTTCAGACATTGACCGTGTATCTGGTGTGTCCGAATACCAGCGTGGTTCTATTCCAGAGACTACTCGTACCGCCCGCGAAGCATCAATCATTGCTGAAGCCGGTAATGCTAGAGTATCTGAGAAGCTTGTATCAATTGAGAATGCTATAGCGTCATGTGCTTCTAATCTTATAATGCTAGCTCAACAATTCTTAACTGGTGAACAAACTGTAAGAATCGTAGGAACCGAGAATGCACCTGTTTGGTTGACATTTGATAAAGATTATATTAGTGGTGAGTTTGACTTTAATGTTGAGGCTGGATCCACAGCTCCACGTAACGAGTCATTCCGTAGAGACATGGCACTTCAGATAGTTCAAGCATTGCAACCATTTGCTCAGGCTGGATTAGTAAATCTACCTAAGTTGGCTGAATATGTGCTTGGCACTGGGTTTGGTATTAAGAACCCTTCATCGTTCCTACAAGAACCGCCACCTCCTCCAGGTGCTGCACCACCAGAGGGTATGCCACCAGGTATGGAAGGTATGCCTCCACCAGGTATGGAGGGTATGCCACCGGGTATGGAAGGTATGCCACCACCAGGTATGGAGGGTATGCCACCAGAGTTAATGGCTGCTTTACAAGGTGCCCAAGGTGGTCCACCACAAGGACAATTGCCACCTGATTTAGCTGGTTTACCACCAGAAATATTGGCTGCCTTACAAGGTCAGGCGCCGCAACAATAAGCTGTATGTAAAAAAAAATATACTATAATAGGAACAACCAATTAGAAGGACGGATTCCAAATGAGTAATGAAGAAATAAACAATGCTAGTGCTAGTGACGCTTTAGACCCCATTGTAGAAGATGGACAAGTTGATGAGACTATCGAAGCAGGAGCAGAAACTCTACAAGAAGAATTAGATTTCTTTGACTACACAGAGATTGGCGATAAATACGTTAAACTCCAAGTGGACGGCGAAGAGGTATCGGTTCCAATTAAAGAGGCTTTAGCTGGGTACCAACGTCAAGCGGATTATACTCGCAAGACCCAAGAACTCAGTGACCAAAGAAAGCAAGTACAGTACGCTAGTGCACTACAGGAAGCCCTGCAAAGTGACCCGGCTGCTACCTTGCAAATTTTGCAGCAACAGTATGGTGTGCAAGCTCAACCAGAAATGGATGAGTGGACAGACCCAACTGAGTTGCAAATGCGACAGTTAGAGCAACGAATCGCAGCTTTCGAGCAATCTAAAGCTATGGATGAGTTAACTAAAACTATCGATACTTTGAAAAGCAAATATGGTGAAGACTTTGATGCAGATGAGGTTGTGGCAAAAGCTTTAGCAGAAGGTTCAACAGATCTAGAAGCAGTATTTAAAAAAGCTTCTTTTGACAAAATCTATTCTAAAAGCAGAGAAACTGAAAAAAAGAAATCAGAAGAAGATTCTCGTACACAAGCTAAGAGACAACAAAGTGTTGTTGCAGGAGGAAGTTCCTCTAAGACAACGGTTCCTATATCGGCACCTATTCGTACAGTACAAGAAGCATTTGCCGCAGCTCGCAAGAGCTTAGGTCAAGACTAAACACAAACATTAACATACTCATAAAGGAGTAAAATATCATGCCAGGTAATTCCAATTTTGATGCACTGTTGTCAACAACTTTGCAAAACTATCGTCCGACGTTGATAGACAACATATTTACGGACCGTGTACTACTTAACCACCTTAACGAAAAAGGTAGAGTAGTGCTAGAAGAAGGCGGTACTTCAATTGTTGAACCGTTGATTTACACAGCTAACGACACCACAAGCTCATACAGTGGTTACGATGCAATTGACCTTACCCTACAAGAGGGTATCACAGCTGCTGAGTACGATTGGAAGCAGATGGCTGCTTCTATCGCAATTAGCGGTATCGAAGAAGCTAAGAACCGTGGAAGCGAAGCAATCATTAAACTTTTGAATGCAAAGATTATGCAGGCAGAAGAGTCAATCAAAGAGTCATTGAACACGATGTTGTTCTCGGAGTCGACACCAGGTAATGGTGGAAAAGACTTCAATGGCATTGGTTTCATTATTGATGCATCCAACACTGTCGGTGGCATTGACCCTTCAACTAATACTTGGTGGAAGTCAACAGAAACAGCAGCAGGTGGAGCTTTAACAGTAGCTAAAATGGCAACATCATACACTGCTGCTTCAAAGGGCAACGATACTCCAGACTTGATCATAACAACCGCTAGTGCTTTCAACCAGTACGAAGCATTGTTAACAGCAAACATTCGTTACCAAGACGTAAACAAAGCAAATCAAGGTTTCCAAAACTTGATGTACAAGAATACTCCAGTTGTTTATGACGTAACATGCGGCGCTGGCTTCATGTACATGATGAACACCAAGTACCTTAAGCTTACCGGTATGAATAATCATTGGTTCGAAACTACAGATTTCCAGAACGGAACTGTAGCAGGCGTCGATGCAAAGTATGCATTGATTCTTACTTTCGGACAGTTGACTTGTTCAAACCGTGCACGTCAATCTAAGGTTACGGGAATCACAGGTTAATCAATATTAAGTTTAGTCGGTGCTAGAAGTTTTAAAGGTTGTTCATCCTTCGGGCAACTCTTCTAGTGCCGACTATTAATAATAAAAGAAATAGGGATGTTATCCAATATCCCCCCGCCCTTTGGGGATGGGTCTATCGTAACCAATAGGTTACAAGGAGCAATAAAATAATATGGCAACAACAACAGTATCAGGTGACGTTCAAACAGGCGCCACTTTTCAATATACAAACAGAGTAGTTTTACCAGCAGACGTAGCTTCAACAACTTCGTATGCAGATATAACAGACCTTCAGTTTTATGCAAAAGCAGGAAACGTTTATCGTTTCCGTTTTGTCGTTATGACAACTAGCGCAGCAGCATCTGATGGTCACGCAGTATCAATTAACGGTCCTGCTTCGCCAACATTCTTGGCTTACAGAGTACAACAACCAACCAGCGCAACGGCAACAACGCTCACAAACGCTGCAGCCTATAACCTTCCAGCAGCACAAGAAAGTACCACTGCATCAGCATCTGGTAACATCCATGTTGTTGAGGGTTATATCCAGCCTTCAACTTCGGGTAACGTTGTTGCTCGTTTGATTGCAGACAACACTTCAGTGGTAGCAAAAGGCTTCCTCTCAAGCGTTGAGTACGTAAGAGTTGGTTAATCAGTAATTAAACAAGTCGGTTATGCCACTAGGTTGAAGGAGCCTAGTGGCTGTAACCAATAACAATAACGAGGGATTTTAAAATGGCTAGACAAAGTGTATATCAAAGTTTTATTCCAGAAGGCTGTGAAATAGCTGGCAGTGGGCAAGGCAATTCCTTAGTTACCAACATTGCACCAGCTGGAATGTCTCCCGGAATAGAAGCTGCTGATCCTACCGGGAATCCAATTAAAACAGTAATCCCTACATGCATTGGTCTTAACAAACAAGAAGAACGTTGCATGGCGCCACAAGCCAAAGGCACCGAACATTGTATTGGTCATTTAAGTAGGATTGAAAAACAGGCAAAAATAGAATCTTTGTAGACTGGAAATTAAATGGCTTTAACTATCACTCAGCTACGTACAGCAATTGGTAATATATCTGGTTTAGAAATTGGCTCTGGTCAAAACGTTGACATACAACAAGTTTTAGTAGATCAGTTTATTGAAGAGGGATACAGGCAAATTGTTGCTGTTGAAACTCGTTGGCCATGGTTCCAACAAACTCTTAATTTTTATACTACTAATAATTTACATAAATATAATGGTCTTGGTGCTCCTAGCGGCAACGGTATAGAATCTGCATCTAACTTTACTGCAATAGATCCAACTGCAGGTTCTCCTGGTGTTGTTGACTATAATGATTTTCAACAAGTTATTTCATTAACTAATGAGTCTAACTCTGGTAATAAATTAATATATATTGACCATTTTAGAGCTGAACAAATTTGGTCTGGAACCAATGACATAGCTAATATCCCACAATATTATTCTATTTGGGGCCAATATATTCATCTGTGGCCTAAGCCTAACAATGCCGGCGATGATGGTACGGCAATGGGTAATGTTGATGGCAATGGAGTTGCTATTCCAATCCAACCTAAATATGGTACTTTTGATACTGATAGAGATAGTGGTAGATATTATATTTCTATGAGAGTTTATCGTCAACCAACTTTTGAATGGTTAACAAATACAAACTTAGATGTAGATCTTAATGACGAATTTCATATGATGCTTTGCAACTATGTTATGGCTCGTATATTCCAATTCCAAGAAGACCCGGAAATGGCGCAAGTATATATGAATCATTTTGAAAAAGGTGTAGCTATTGCTAGAGGTAGTTTAACTGCACCTAATGCTAATCAACAAGTAATTTTATCGGGCGGCTTACAAGGTAGCATGTATGACTTCCAACGTTACATGGGCAATCTTGCAATACGAGCAGTAGCAACTGGTGAATGGTCTTAAGCTTAATGCCAACCGCAATTGCTTTTAAACAGATTGAAGACTTCACTGGTGGAATCAACCTTCGCGCTGATCAATTCCAACTAGCACCAAATGAATCACCAGGAATTGTCAACCTAGAAGTTGACCCACGTGGTGGTATCTTTACACGTGCAGGTTATCAAATTTTACATAGCACCGCTGTTGGAAGCTTAGGTGGTGTTTGGCTACCTAAAAGATTATACAATTATAAACATAGCACAACTCCTACGGTTCTACTTGCTACAGGTTATGATACTGGCGCATCAGTAAATGGAAAAGTGTATCAATCAATTGGTAGCAATTTTAGCTTATTAAACTTTGGTGCTGCTACACCAATAGTGGTTAAGTCTACTAATGGTGCAAGTTTTGCGCAATGGCAAAATACTGTATACATTGCCACAGGATCAGGCACAACTTCAGTAGCAACAATTCCATACAAGTATGTAGCAGGTAACACGTATGCTACGGCTCTTACAGTTTCTAGTCCAACATGGCAATCATATGCTATGCCAACTGGTGGCTATATGCCGCGCGCAGAATTAAATATCACTCATGCTAATAAAATGTTTGTAGCTAATACAGTAGAATACAATACTTCAGCCACCCCATCATTAACTGAATTTCCAAATCGTCTTCGTTGGTCACATGAAAATTTACCAGAAGATTGGTACCAAGATGACTACATTGATATCGAATCTGGTGGCGAAGGTATAACTGGTTTGCAAATTGTTGATGGTCAACTATTAATATTTAAACCTAAAGCTGTTTATTTATTAATGGGTTATGATGCAGATAATTTTC